TAATATCAACTCGTCACTTATATTCTGTAGAGCAACAGCTGACGAGTTTAACTTTTCATCTAATTCATCGTACACAGCAGATGATGGCAGCATAGTAGTAATTGATGAATCGGAGCGAGGAGTTCAATCATCATTCACGTTTGTAACATCGATCGGTTTGTACGACTCAAGTAATCAGTTGCTCGCAGTTGCCAAGCTATCACGCCCTGTGGAAAAGAACAATGAGAAAGATATGACATTTAGGATCAGACTTGACTTCGCGAAGCGCCAGACAAACATCCGACTCAATCACAGACGAAACTAAAAATAGTTTTACATAAACTCCTCTATTGGTATAATTATTATTATGCCAATACACGACTATACCTGTAAACAATGTGACAAACAGTTTCAAAACAGAAAAAAAGACAAGAAATTCTGCTCTATGAACTGTTACAAACTATCAAAAAAGAACCCAGAACAAACAATATCATGTCTAAATTGCGATAAAGAATTTACAGTTCAATATCGTCACAGAGGAAGGAAATATTGTTCGCGTTCATGTTCATTATCGCATACAAAAAGAAAAGAGCGCCATGAACTTACATGCGAAAACTGTAACAAAAAATACGAAGTAATAGAGTATAGATCAGACAAATCAAGATTCTGTTCATATGATTGTTTTCTAGATGACAGACGAGGAGGATTGGGTTCAACAATTGTAAAAACGTGTGAACACTGCGAAAAAGAATTCACAGTTCAGTTCTCTAAAAGAAAGAAAAGATTTTGTTCAAAATCATGTTCCAATACGGGTGAAAATAATGGAATGTATGGAAGAACAGATCTAAGTGTGTGGACTGGGAAACCTGCCTGGAATGCAGGACTTACTGCCAAGTCAGACGAAAGGCTCGCAGCTCTAGGGCAGAAAATATCAAAACAAATGAAAGAAAAGTTTAAGTCAGACAAACTGTCAAACAAAGGTAAAAACAACCCAAACTTTGGAAGAACGCGAGACACAAGGACAAAAGAGCAACTTGACAACTATTCAAGAGCTGCAATAAAAAGAATAAAATCATCAAATTCAGGATTTATTACCGGGTATTATACGAGTAAAAAAACAAATATTCGTATGAAACATAGATCTTCGTATGAAAGAAGAATGATGATTTGTCTTGATGAAGATCCGCTTGTAAGGTCATATGATTACGAATCGATTGTGATCACTTATGGTGATAACTTGAACAAAAGATATATTGTTGATTTTGATGTTGAATTTTCAGACAATAGAAAATTAATAGAAGTAAAATCAAAAGATTTCCTTAATGATCCTGTTGTTATTGCTAAAGAAAAAGCTGCAACTAAATACTGCAATAAACATAACATCACATACTCTATTTACACGCTTAAAGAAATAGAAGATTACGAAAAAAGGATTGGAATAAACAGTGAAAAATAATATAAACGTCGGTTCAAAAGATTACACAGTCAACTTCACACAAGAGGACAAAATACTAGCAGAAAATGAAACTGCAGACGGCTACATAAACTATACACATCGTGAAATAGTAATCCGTACAGGAATAAATGAAGAATTAATAAAAGAAAATGTAATTCACGAAATCTTGCATGCACTATTAGATGACTCCGGTATTGAAAACACAATACAACTATTAAATGACGAAGACAAGTGTGAGGCACTAATATCAGCACTATCACCAAGAATATATCAGTTCATCAAAGACAACAAAACGTTCATTGACAAGTTTATTCTATAATAAATTTATTGTAATATTTATACTTATAGTGAATAAAAAAGGTGTGAAATGGCATTTGTAAAAATAGATAGAAATTTAATAGACGTCGTATCACTTGAACTTCACCCAGAATACAAATATACGTCATCTTCATTAAACGGAGAGACTGGAACCGTAAATGTCAAACCCAGACCTGACAAAGTATTAAAAGAAGTATACAGACCAATTATCAGCAGTGCAGCAGTCGAAGAAAGTCCAAATGATACAGAGTGGCTTCTTAAAGCCATAGTGGACGCTTCAAATGATGTAAGTGTAACAGACATAGAGCTGGCAATGTCGCATTATATGGGTAAAGTAAACGAACGTGAACTATCATTCAGAAACGACAAAGATCTTGGAGTGTTTAGATTCGACCCACCTTTCTTTTTTAACGAGAACACAGAGATAAAGAATATAATACGAAACAATCTTATGCCTGCTTACAGGGTTCCGTATCAAGGTTGTGACTTCTCGTACACAAACTATAACTCACTCAACTTCTTTACATCTGACTCTGTCCCAGACAACTCAGTGTTAATGTATCCAACACCTCCAGGATCAGGAGGTGGCCGTGAACTTGGCAGATACGTCCCAGATGGATCATTTTCAGTTGATTTTTATATAAATCCTCGTTATCAAAACGACGCAGGTAGTGAGTTTCATGCAGGGACTGTCTTGCATCTTTCATCAACGCTTGCAGTATCTCTCGTCACTGGTTCAAACAAAGATCAGTTCGGAAAATCAACGGGATTTAGAATAATGCTCCAGATGGGAGCTGATGCTGACACTCTCCCTTCTCTTGTAAATGTCGAAGGTTTAGACTTGGGAACACACCACGTCGGAGAAAAAATATTCCTATCAGAAGACAACTCGCTTACACATAAACACTGGCACCACGTCTGTGCTCGTTGGGGTGGATCAGCAATAAACAGTGGGCGTGGAAGTATTCGAATAGATGAAACTTCAGAAGACTTTTTTACTGTTTCTGGAGATGAACTTTCAGACTACGATACGGCTACAAATAACCCACCTGACGTTCTATTCATTGGCAACTATTACACAGGCGACAACGAAATAGACGACCCTGGAACAGCTGTAACTGCTGTGTCTACGTCACGATTCTTTTATGGAGATTATGATGACATCTACGAAGACGACCCGCTAGTGAGAAACGGTCTTCTATGGGGCGACACAGAGGCTGATAATACGGGTTATGTTAACAACGGATCAGGGGCGCATAATGTCCCACTCGTTGGTGAAGGAACCGATTATGAATTCTCACACCCACTCAATGCCGAAATACACGAATTAAAACTTTATGATCGCTATCTTTATTCAAAAGAAGTTGATGCTTTTGAGGCTTCAAACCCTGAGTCTTTTGTAACAACTGGGTCTTTATTGTTTTATCTTCCCCCAAGTTTTACAAAAGAATCACCTTCACGTCAAGTTCTCGTATCACCATTTCAGGAGATACCAGGGTTCGAAGACGGTGGGGTGACAACTGATGATCCGTTCAACGTGTCGTTCTCGTTCGGCGTCGGCGGTCATATGCTAAATCTTGAGAACTTCGTCAGAGAGTTTAGACACGGAATTTACCCGAGACTTTTCAATCTTTCTGGAAGTATGATAGATAGCACAACTGTTGAAGTCGACGACACGGCATATGACGACGACGTCGATGGAGACGGCACTGGAACGTCACAAGGGACGCTTGCAAACGACTTTATTTACGCGACAGGTTCGCTTCGAAAAAGAAACTTATCTGTATTACCCTGTGACAATGGGATGTTTACGCCCACATACAGTCATTTGTATTCTGGGTCGTTAGATGACACACTCGATTCATCACACCCAATGGAGAAATTCAAAAACTCATTAGGTAATTTCGACATTACAAAGGTGTCACTCGAGAACCTCGTCCCAAAAAGCACGCTGTTCCCTGGTTTGATACAGTCTGACAACTCTGAGATCCTTGAAGACATTATGGGTGCATCACCCGAAAATCCTGGAGTCTCACCTGGTGCTGTTTTAACAATCTTTCAAAGAACGCGCGATGGGTCGTCAAACGAGATTACCATTTTTGACATCTCAAATCTTACTTTTGGAAACAGAATCGAGCCAGAGACGTTCAAACTCGTCGATACTTCACTCACAGGATCAGACGGAAAAGTCCCAATGACAATAAAAGACAACGGCGTAGGATCGCTATATAGAGCCGACTGTCTAACTAAGCAAGCTGAGTGGAACAACATAGGCAACATCTTCTATAACGAGGGCATAGCAATAATAAAAGCCCCTACAATACCCTTTTTCGGTATCGATCAACATGAAGTCAGCTTTAAAGGCGAGCAGAATCTACACATTCTAACTGTAGACGCAAAAGCAAGCAAACGACAGATTAACAACTCAACCAACCCATCGTTTTTACCACTCTCGGCTTCATTCGATGTAAACAACGAAGACAACTCATTTGTATACATTTCAGGAATTAATTTTCATGACGAAAATTTTAATGTTATAATGAGAACGAACTTGGCACAACCTGTTAAAAAGAAAGAGACAGATGAATTTGTGTTCAGGGTAAAAATGGATTTTTAAACTGTGATTTTAGGATTAGACATATCGACATCATCCACTGGGTGGTCCGTGCTTGACAACGAGGGAACGCTAATAGAACAATCATATATTCCTATGTCTAAGATAAAGAATACAATGGGTAAAACGTCGGCGGTCGCTAAAGTCCTCACAAGTATAAAAGAAAAATACAAGATTGATAAAATATTCATAGAAGAAAACCTCCAGATGTTCAGGCCAGGTCTATCATCTGCTAAAGTGTTAATAGCTCTTGCAAGGTTCAATGGAATGGTGACATTGTTGTCAAATCAAGTATTCGACATCGACCCAGAGTTTATAAACGTGAACGCAGCCAGAAAACTTGTTGCTCTAAAAATAGACAAAAAAGACAAAACAAAGACTACAAAAGAAAAAGTCTTAGAATGGGTCGACAGTGAGTTAAATGGCTCCTTTGATTGGCCTATGAAGACACTCAAGTCAGGCCCACGAAAAGGAACTGTGATTCACGAAAGTGGGTGTTACGACATAGCCGACGCTTACGTCATAGCCCTGGCTGGTCACAAAAACTTGAACAAACAATCATAATAACGTAGAATACTATTATATTCAAGGCGATAACTGTTTGTATAGTATTCAACAAAAAATAGACTTCATTAAACGCACATTCGGCGACGGAAATGTATCAAGCCACGACATTACTGTGTCTTGCCCTAAGTGTGACAATAAAAGAAAAAAGAAGTTAGCAATAAATATAGAAACTGATATGTTTCACTGTTGGGTATGTGGCTACAAGGGACACAATCTCTTACCTATACTAAAAAAATACAGACCAAGCAAAGTAACTGAGTATATTGAGAAAATACTCGGAAAGAAAGTTGATTTTACAGATGATCTAGCCGTTGAAGAGATTACAGCAGAACTACCTAATGGGTTTTCGTTCTTGGGAAATAAAAGAAAGCTTGAAGACCCAGATATAAAAGCAGCTAGATTCTATCTCAAGCGCAGACTCATCTCAAATGCTGACATCTGGTATTACAAACTCGGAACATTCACTTCAGGTCGCTTCAGACGTAGAATCTTTATGCCTTCATTTGACGAAAAGGGAGAGCTTAACTTTTACGCTGCTAGGTCAATCGATAATGACTCGTTTATCAAATATATCAATGCCGAAGTTCCAAAAAAGACAATAATTTTTAACCATATAAATATTGACTGGAACAATGAAATAACTCTCGTTGAAGGACCATTTGATCTTATGAGGTGTAATGTTAACGCAACTGCAATCTTGGGATCATCGCTTCCAGAAGATGGGCTCTTGTTTCAAATGATAATAAAGCATAAAACACCCGTGCTTTTGGCGCTTGATGCTGATATGCCACACAAAACTCATAAAATAGCAAAATCACTAAGTGAATTCAGTATTCCTGTGAGAGTGTTAGAGTTGAATGGCTTCGACGATGTAGGCGATATGACTAAACAACAATTCGAGACTGCCCGAAAAAATGCGAAACTATGGGCAAATAACGACAGAATGAGCTTTATGATAAACAATATCAAGAGCGGATCAATTTTTTAAGGAATAAAATGTTTGATAACTTTTCTCTTATGAGAACACAAAAAATAAAAAGTATAAAAGATGTACTAAAAACACATCAAGAAGATGAACTAGTAATACAACCTAAAATAAACGGGACGTTAGGCATATACTACAAAATATACGACAAGACGTTTTTTAAGACAAGGATTGGGATAAATTTTAAAAACATTCCAAAGATCCCAGAAAGTATCCCAGATGCAACTGCGTTTTTGTCTATCATTTCAACGGAAAATGAAATAACAGTAATCGACACGCTGGTTTACTCTGAAGAATCTGTTTTTACTAAAACCCTCTCTGAAAGAATAGAATACACAAATAGACATTGCGACGAACTGTCTGTGTTAAACGTTCTACCCATCAGTGAATATAGCATCGACAAGAACTACGTAATCAAATCGTTAACATCAAAATACAAACTCTCGAATCAAAGTTCAAACGAGTATTCTGGTGACTGGTTCACAATCGACGATAATTCACACGACGTAATTGTGAAATCTTTTTATATCAACGATAATCAGAAGTTCTTTCGATGCTTCCAGTTGGTTGAAGGAAAGTTAAAAAAAGTTTGTAATATAACAGTCGATAATGATAGAATAAATCGAAAACTAACACACACAATAAAAAATAATAAACGTGCAGTAATAACAATACACGGCACAATTTCAGGTGACAAAATAAAAAACCCACAATTCATAGCTCTTAAGAAGAACAAGCCATTCAATTCAGTTATCTCGACTAATGACAGAATGTTCTCAACATTAGAAATAATAACGATAGGCGACAACAGTAAGAACAAGTTCATTAGCAACACTGCCGATGGCTTTTCAACTCAACGGAGGATAATACGATGAAGATACTTCACACGGGAGACATCCACATCAGAGGGTTAAGCAGACACTCAGAATACAAAGCGTCATTTGAGAAACTAAATGAAATGGCAAGAGAGATCAAGCCTGATATTATCTATGTAGGTGGTGATATCGTACACTCTAAGACACAAGGGATATCACCAGAGCTTATCGACCTTGTCCAGTGGTGGTTTACATCATTGGCTGAAATAGCTCCAACACACATTATTCTGGGTAACCACGACGGGCTGATAAAAAATAAAGACCGACAAGATGCAATCACACCCATTGTAAATGCTCTAGACAACCCAAATCTACATCTTTATAAATTTACAGGAAACTACCCAGTAGCGGGTTACGAAGATGAATACGTGTGGAACAACTTCTCTTGTTTTGACGAAGAAAACTGGGATCAGATTGAGTACGAAGATGGAAAAATCAACATCGCTCTATTTCATGGTGCTGTTCGCGGTGCAAATACTGATACTGATTGGACTATTGAAGGCGAAGTCAATATCGACTTTTTTGATAGATTTGACTTTTCACTTCTCGCAGATATTCATCAACGACAGATTGTAGATGATTACGGGCGCGTCCGCTATCCCGGCTCACTGATTCAACAGAATTATGGCGAGTCGATGGGAAAAGGGTTCTTAGTCTGGGACATAAAAGACAAAGATGACTTTAGCGTTAAGTTTTATGAACTAGATCACACTTGTCCGTTCGTCACTATCGACTGGCAAGATTCTGTGAAAGACACAATAGAGCTCGCGAAGCCCTACCCAAATGGTTCAAGATTCAGAATCAGAAGTGACAAAGCTATTGCTCAGTCTGATATCATTCATCTACATTCAGAGCTCAAACACGAAAAAGAAGCATCTGAGATTGTGTATAAAATCGACGAAGACTTTGAAGCCCCTCAGATTATCGACAAAGGCTCGTCAAAGTCATACAATCTCAGAGACTCAGCCGTTCATTCAAAGCTATTCAAAAGGTTCTATAAAAACTCGAACTTGGACAACAAAAAAGAAGAAAAACTAAACGAGCTGATAAAACGATCTTTATCATCTATTGCAAAATCTGACGAACTAGAGAGAAACGCAAAATGGAATATTCATAAAGTTGAGTTTAACAACACGTTTTCTTACGGAAAAGGTAATCTAATAAACTTTGACAACCTTCGCGGGATCACAGGGATCTTTGGACCAAACAGATCAGGGAAATCTTCCATCATCGGAACAATGATGTATGGGCTATTCAATACAACAGATCGAGGAGCAATAAAAAATATTCACATAATAAACTCTCGCAAAGGATACTGTGATGTAAAGACACAATTCTCAGTCGATGGAAAACGTTATGAGACAACGAGAACTTCTACAAAACGCGAAAGTAAAAAAGGGGTAGTCACTGCACGAACTGATCTAACGCTAGACAAAATAGATGCTGCTGGATTACCTATAAAAGACATGGATGGAGAACAGCGCCGTGAGACAGAAGTTATCCTTCGTAATTTAGTTGGAACCTCTGAGGACTTTCTTATGACATCGTTAGCCTCACAGGGCGGAATGAACACATTCATTGGTGAAAAAGCCACTAAAAGAAAAATGATTCTTACTAAGTTTCTTGACCTAGACATCTTTGAGGGCATGCAAAAGTTTGCAAAAGCCGAACTAGACGAAGTAAATGTTCTGATGAAAGACGTCCCCGATAGAGACTGGGACGTTGTCTTGTACAGTCTAAACGCTGATCTTGAAGACGAAAAGACAACAATAGACAAGCTTGAAATAGAACTCTCACAAGAGAGACAGTCTTTACAGAAGCTACAAATCGAAATAAGCAAGTTTGACGACTCAGAAAGCGTCACACAATCAGACGTCGATCTTCAAGAGGGAAGAATAGATTCACTCAAGTCTAAAATAAAGAGAGTAAATGAATTCGTCATCGCAAGAAACAAAGAAATCGAAATAATCCAAGAAAAAATAGATAAAATCGAAAAGTTCAAAGAGAGCTTTCCATACGATAAACTCAGCGCTCAAATAAAAGAAAAAAATGAAAACGAGAAATCACTTCTTCAACTAGAAGGCGACCTAAAACATCAACGCGAGATTCTAAACAGAAAAGAGAAGTCGATAAACAAACTAAAAGAAGTCCCGTGTGGCGATGCCTATTCATCTTGTAAGTTTATAAAAGACTCGTTTAAAGACAAAGAAAACATTCAGGAGCAGATCGACTTTGTTGAAGAAGTTCAAAAGATCCTGAATACAACTAAACGAGCTCATAGAGATTTTGTATCAATGAATCTTGAAGATAAAATAGAGAAATACAACGAAGTATTAAGAAAAGAATCGTCAAGACGAGTAGAATTGGCAAACGAGAGGCTGTGTCTTAACACAAAGAAACTTGAGCTATCTACAACGAGCGAAAACTTAAAACAGGCTGAAAAGCTTCTTGAAAAAATGAAAAGAGAATGCAAAAGTTCAGACGTAAGCAGTGACACTCAGCAACTAAAAGCAAAGATATCAGAACTAACTACAATAATAAATGACACAGACGCTAAAAGAATAGTCTCAGCTCAAAACATTGGTAGAATAGAGACAGAGATTCTAACACTCAACAAAGAGCGTGAAAAATACGGCGAACTTAAGACAAAATGGGAGATATACAAACTATTTATCAGCGCTGTTTCGAAGAAAGGAATCCCACTTCAGATCATTATGAGCCAGCTTCCCAACATCAACAATGAGATATCAAAGATACTGCAAAACACTGTGGGATTTACTGTTGAATTAGAAGCTGATCCAAACACAAACGCAATGGACATTTACATAAATTATGGTGACTCAAAACGTATAATAGAGCTAGCATCAGGGATGGAAAAAATGATTGCTTCGCTAGCTATTCGTGTGGCACTTATAAACGTCTCAACTCTACCAAAAACTAATATGCTTGTTATTGATGAAGGATTTGGATCATTAGACGAAATGAACGTAGAAATGTGTGGCCGGTTATTAACATCGCTCAAACAATATTTTAGAAATATACTAATCATCTCACACGTTGATGCTGTAAAAGACATCGTTGATAATATCATTGTAATAACAAGCGATAAAAACAACTCGAGGGTAGTCTATGAGTAAAAGAATAGAAAAAGAGCAATACACAATAATAATAGAAGATAGTAAAATCAAGCAGACGCCTTTATTTTGTGAAGTCTGTGAATTACCAATGTTAAGACAAGAAGATTCAACATCTTTCAGAGAGTTTAAATGTTGTGACTACTGCTCAACAATGTGGGCATATCAAGACAAAGAAAAATGGGCAGCTGGAATCAGGCCAAGCAAAGAAAAAATAGACAAAGAAAAAGAACTAAGAAAAAGAGTGAGCAGTAAATTCATTCTTTGACATATTTATAACAAACATAGGATACAAAAAATGTTATCACAAGATCAAGTTAGGGCTCTAGGCCAAATTTTAGACACTACATTTGGGCGAAGCTCAACTACTGAAAGCGCAACAGCGTCCTTTAAGACAAAACTTCAGGGCGAAATGCTGACTGTTACATACGCAACGATTATGAAGTTCGCTTCTGAACAAGATCAGTGGGAGCAAACAAAAGGCTTTGACAAAGAGTCGGCAAAGCTTACTGACGACTTTATGAAAGCTACAAAGAAAGACTTCAAGGTTGCGGCTGGTGGAGCACTAAAGGTAAAAGAACAGTCATCATTCACTGATTTCGAGGTAATCGGAGTTCAAGGGCATATAAATCCAGCCCGAACAGTATATTGCAAACGAATTACTGTTTTTGAAATAACTAACTAGAGCCCAGATGGCGACGCATAATAAAACTAGACAAGTTAAAGAAATAATCAAATGTGGAAAAGATCCTGTTTACTTTTTTAACAAGTATATTCAAATACAACACCCAGTAAAAGGAAGAATTCCGTTCAAGACATTCCCTTTTCAAGATGACTGCACTCAAGAGTTCAGAGACAATAGATTTGTTATCGTAAACAAGTCACGTCAGCTAGGGTTGTCTACGTTGACGGCGGCATATTCAGTTTGGCTTGCATTGTTTCAAAAAGACAAGAATATATTAGTAATTGCTACAAAACTTGCTGTTGCTCAGAACTTCACAAAAAAGACGAAAATGATGATCAAGGGGTTGCCTAAGTGGCTTGTCTTGCCCGACATCGTCTCTGACAATAAACAGACAATTGAGTTTTCAAATGGGTCATCAATAAAAGCAGTACCAACTTCAGATGATGCTGGACGTTCTGAAGCGCTTTCGTTGCTAATAATCGACGAAGCAGCTTTTATTCATAACTTCGACACATTATGGACTGGGCTTTACCCTACATTGACTACAGGTGGTAGGGCTGTAATTCTGTCAACTCCAAATGGGGTCGGCGGGCAGTTCCACAAACTCTTTTCTGACGCACTAAAAGGTATAAACGATTTCAAAGCAATAAACCTTCCTTGGGACGTACATCCTGATCACGATGATGAGTGGTTCAAAATGACCACAAACAATCTTTCTAAACGTCAGACAGCTCAAGAGTACCTCTGTGACTTCGCATCGTCTGGTGATGTTTTCCTTGCCGATGATGATATCGAATGGGTAAATACAACGGTTAAAAAACCGATAGAACGTGAAGGCCCACAGCTAAACGTATGGATATGGAAACAACCACTCAGCGCTCATAAATACATAATCTCAGCTGATATATCGAGAGGTGACTCAAAAGACTTTTCTACATTTCACGTTATCGACTGCGACACTGGCGAAGTAGTCGCTGAGTATCAGGGAAAAATACCCCCCGACAGATATGGAGAGTTACTGTACGAGTATGGTATGAAATACGGAAAAGCACTCATGTGTCCTGAGAATAACTCATATGGTTATGCTACTATTCTTAAACTAAAAGAGCTCAAGTACCCTAACATGTACTATAGAAACAGAAAAGGTGTATTTATTGGTGACTACTCTCCTGATCAAGATACGTCAATCGCAGGATTCACAACTTCAGGAAAAACAAGACCTCAGATACTTACTAAACTTGAAGAGACAATAAGAAATAAAAACATTACAATCTATTCATCAAGATTCTATGCTGAAATGAAGACATTTGCGTGGAAAGGGAACAAGGCTCAAGCGCTTAAGGGATATAATGACGATCTTATTATGTCACTCGCAATTGGAGTCTGGCTTTACGACGGGTCTTCAGACGGCGGCGCAAAAGCATCGGCAATAAACAGTGCAATGTTAGCCTGTATGAAAAAGACTTCTTCACAACATGATATGGGACATATTGAGACTAAAACAAGCAGTACGAAGATCATACCGCTAAAACAAGCTGGCATCTATACAGATGGTGCAACGTTTTCGTCAAAACAAGGACGCATAGATCCAATGTTTGATTGGATGTTTAAGAAATAAATGATAATAAAAGAGTTCAGAGATTATAGTAACAGTAGAAAGGGCAAAAGAATGCTGTCGCTCTTGTGCGATAGTTGTGGCAGAGAGTTTGTTAGAAAATTTAAAAATTCGCAATCAAATCGCCCCGATCATTATTGCTCGCTAAAATGCATGCAGACGTCAAAAATAACAGTTGAAAAACGAAGACACACATCTTTCAGAAATTATGGTGTTGATAACCCAGCAAAATCAAGTGTTGTAAAACAAAAAATAAAAAATACAAACATCAAAAGATATGGAAATGCATGCTCGCTACACGGAGAGCAAATAAAAGAAAAAGTTAAAAAGACAAACTTAGAAAGGTATGGCTACGAAAACGCTGCAAAGTCTGATTATATTAAAACCAAATCTATTGAAACAAACCTTAGGAATCACGGAGTTAGGTTTACAAGAAACATTCCTGGTGTAATAGAGAAGGCCAAACAGACAAACCTCGAGAGATATGGCTATGAATGCCCAATGACGCAACCGCACATAAAAGCAAAGGCTAATACACCTTCGGCAATAAACAAATGCCATCAAACAAAGAAGAAAAACGATTCTTATGGCAAATCAAAAATAGAGGATGAATTCTACGAATATCTTTTAACTGTTTTTCCATGTACAATTGTCTCAAGACAACAGATGATAAACGGTTGGAATATCGACTTTAAAATAGGTGAAACATATGTTCAGTTTGATGGTGTCTATTATCATGGGCTAGATCGTCATATTAATATAATAAAAGAATTTAACACAAAAACTGACAAGGTGATCTATAAAACATATCTCCGCGATCTAGAACAAAACAGTTGGTTTAAAGAAAATGGGCTTAAGTTAATTAGGGTGACTGATAAGGATTTTATGCAGAAAGATTTTTCTATTTCTACAATAATAAACAAATAAATGGTCACATAATATAATATCACTATATTTAATACATACAGTAAAAAATAAAAGTGCTAACGCATAATACTTTTGTGAGAGAATAATGGCAGATAAAAAAAATAAAAGTCTTTTTGGCGATTTAACAAGATTATTCAGAAGTGGTCCTGTAGTCAAGAGAAGAATAAAAGACACCTCTAATTCACCAAACAACTCTTCTGCATATGAAATGTTCAGAAAGTCAAATAGTGGCGTTTATAACACTGCAATGTCTGCTTATGGGTCTTATGATCGTATGGCAAGAACTGCAGATTTTAGTGAGATGGAATACACGCCTGAACTATCCTCAGCTTTAGATATCTACTCTGAAGAAACAGTAGCTTCTGACGAGTCGGGAACAGTTCTTCACATACACTCAGAGAACCCAAAAGTAAAAGAATTGTTAGAAGAGTTGTTTGTTGATACACTTAATATAGAATTCAATTTAACTGCTTGGGTAAGAAATCTCGTAAAATACGGTGACTTTTTTCTATTCAACGATGTGTCGCCAGAGCATGGAGTCGTAAACGCGTTCCCAATACCAGTGAACGAAATAGAGAGAGAAGAAGGTTACGACCCTGAAGATCCTATGGCCGTTAGATTCCGATGGGTAACACAAGGAAATCAAGTTCTCGAAAACTGGCAGATTTCACACTTTAGGCTCTTAGGGAACGATGCGTTCCTCCCTTACGGGTCATCAGTGCTTGAACCCGCAAGACGTATTTGGCGTCAGTTGATTCTTATTGAAGATGCTATGTTAGTATATAGGGTAGTACGATCCCCTGAACGTAGGGTATTCAAGATCGATGTAGGAAATGTTCCGCCAGAAGAAATAGCAAATTATATGGAACAAGTCCAGACATCGCTCAAGCGTAATCAAGTTATCGACTCCTCGACCGGCCGAGTCGATCTTCGCTATAACCCAATGTCAGTTGATGAAGACTATTATCTTCCAGTACGTGGCTCTGACTCTGGGACAGACGTTGATACTCTGGCCGGCGGCGCAAATACAACTGCAATAGAAGACGTCGAATATATACAGAAGAAACTGTTCGCAGCGCTTAAAATTCCAAAGGCTTATCTTGGCTACGACGATGGGCTTGGGGCAAAAGCTACTCTTTCTCAAGAAGATGTGAGATTCTCACGCTCAATCGCCAGAATTCAAAGGACAGTAATCTCAGAACTCAATAAACTGGCTATTATTCATCTGTATGCAAACGGATACGACGGTGAAGACTTAATTGACTTTAAATTAAGCTTATCTAATCCCTCAACAATTGCTCAGCAGCAAAAACTCGAGCTCTTTAGAACAAGATTCGAAATAGCGGGCCAAGTTCCTGAGGGACTAGTTGATCGAATGTGGATACGCAAGAACATATTCAAGATGACAGATGAAGAAATTGAAGGAATAGAATCAGGCAGAATAAACGACAAGCTTATCGATCTTGATCTCGAGTCTGTTGTCTCGTCAAACGACTCAGCAGCAGGAATGGAAATGGGAGGATCGTCAGAAGAGCCAATGATGGAGACACAGCCGCTAGGGGACAAAATATTAAATGACTCCAATGAAGAAGTAAATACACTTTCAATTTCAGACGAGAACGCGCCATTAAAGGCACAAGATAAAGTAAATAGAACAGCTCCTACCGAGTTGTTAAGTAATGATTCTTCGGGTCCTAAGAAAAAGAAATACAGAATCAACAAACACGGGCACAAGTTACCTGTAACAGTCAAAAGTGATATTGATAATAGACCAAGAGCTACAAACGTTAATCGTTATGGACCAACTCCAACACGAAAACACAGATATGGCAAACAAGATCAAGACTCGATGGCCCACCCGTATGGCGCAAAACCTCAAAGAACTAACAAAGCAGCTATTGATGCAATGAAACCACCAAAACCAATGATTATGGAAAACAGTGAAGAGTTTAGTATGAATGATTACATTGACGACAAGCTCAATGAAAATGCAAAAATGACATCAGAGCTAAAATCAACCCTGAAATCATTTGATGGTCTCAAGGTCAATAAAGAAAATAAAGAATAATTAATTACAGGAAACCTATAATGGCAAAACACAACAAAAAAAGAAATGTCGGTATTATTTACGAGCTACTACTCAAGCACGTATCATCTAAGCTTGTCGAAAACAAAAAAGATGAAGCACAAATAGCTCTTGACATTATCGAGAAACGATTTGATCACAGCACTGAACTGTTCAAGGAGTTTAGACTGTTCAAAGCACTCACTACAGCGACTGCTGACGACAGTGCGATAGCGGCTGCAATCATTCAAGAGTCAAAAGCGGCTGCAAAAAGAATAAACTCTGAGAGGCTCAATTCTGAAAAGCGTCATCTGATTCACGATATTAACTACAAAATAAACGAAGCAAGTTTCTATTCAGCATCAATTGCAGACTATAAGACGTTTGCAACAATTCAGACGTTGATCAACGATTGGCAGTCAGACGACCGAACAGACTTAGCAAAAATGGTAATGTACGAAGGGCAACTGATTCAGAGGCTTATGGAAGCGAAAGTAGTTCCTCCTGTTCTTGCTGAACAAAAAGCAGAAGACACAGATAAACTTGTCATTAAGATTATGACTGAGAAGCTCAATGAAAAGTACGCAGGGGCTCTAACAACTGAACAAAAAGACATCATCAAAAACTACGTCTTCGCAGCTGCTGATGGTGACATGACGTCATTCACAGTTTATCTTGACGGGATCAAATCAAACGCTCTCAATATGGTCTCTGAGCTTCATAGGACAACCGACAACGTGATCCTGTTAGAAAAAGTTGAAGAAG